CCCTTCGACAAGGCCAAGAGGAGTCTGGCCAATACCAGATACGCCAGATGAAGTAATAGGGAGTAAAGGATGTGCCCAAGGCAAGTCTGTAGTAGGCAGTTGTTCTTTGTTTTCTGTGTGATAACCTAAACAACGTACTCGAACACGGCCAAGTTTAAGAGGATCTTTACGATCTTCCACAACACCTGCGAACCAGATGAAACCGTCTTTGCCCATAAAGTCTGTAATCATTTTATTTTTTTCCCATAAATGACCGTATTTAAAGCGGTCACCTCCCTATATTTATCCGTATTTAAACAATCTGCGTACGAGCCGCGGTGCGTAGCACTAATTAGAGGCCTATTGATAGAACCTCTTATATTCATTGCTTCTTTTGTGATATATTCTTTCATATTGTTCAAATTGTCTTTGGTCCTTTGTAAGTTCTAATATAGTTTCGTTCTTACATTGTTTGTAGGTCTATTCTATTCATGTCCTCTCTTGTGGCCATACCCTTATATGGAAAATTTTTTCAAACTCGCAATAAACTTTGAGGATGCTCAATGTTTTGTTCATTAAAAGAACCCCTTAAAGAAACTCTTAGCGTTTGATAGACCTTGTTTAAATGATACCATTGAGGATTGAACAAAACTATTGACTCTACTTTGTATACCTGATCTTAATCTGTCTTGTGCCATAGGGTTTAGATTAGAAATAGACGATAAATTGATACCACCAAGTGCTAACTTGGCCTTTTCTGCGATTTTCTCTACAACCGTCTTTCTTTCTAATACTGCACTGTTAATCTTTGCAAGGTATTTGCTTTGTAATACTCTATTGGATGTACTGTTTAAAACGGCATTAATACTCTTATTTGCGGCGTCCTTGACGTTTAAGTCTGTACTACTCAAATCTACGCCTAATGACTTAGCAACGTCTTCTACGGTACTTATCTGTGGTGACGGTATTTTAAGGTCTTTGTGTATATTAAACGGTGTAAGTGACGCAATATCAACACCTGAACCGATGACATCTACAGGTTGACTTCTAAAGTGAGCATTGGCCTTAAATGTATCAGCATTTGGTAAGTCACTTGCAAATACATTTCGTACTACGGTCATTGCTGTGGTGTGTTTCTGCTCTAACAAATCAATTTGATGATGAAGTGTTTTAATTAGGTATCGTCCTGTTAACAGTTGATCAATTACATCATTTCTTTCTACCTTGTTGTCATTGGTCGCTTCTGCGGCATTGTATGATGGAACTTCACACCATACTAGATCACCTACGTTATAGGTAAAGTTACCTGGCACGTCTATGTTCATTGAGAAGTAATCACGTGAAGCTTCTGATAGTGCTTGTTTTTGTTCTAATCTTGGATCATTGGCATTACCTTCACTATTTCGTATGTGATTCCATCTTGTAGCAGGTGCTACAAATACACGATTGTAATAATCATCCATGTACTTACGATTATCTGATGATGAAGATTTAGTTAATTTTGATTTATTTAATCGGTCAATTTGATTTTTACTTTTTGAGCCATATGACTTATCATCTACAGTATAATCATCATCAAAGTCAGCAGGACCAGGTGGCATTACACCTTGATATTTACTGCCAGCACCAGTAGGTGCGTCTATGTGAAGTGCTTGCTCATAATAACTTGTGTATGACATTTTAGTCTTTGTAAATTTCTTATCAATTAAATCATGTGAGTACATTGTACTACCAAACAATCCACGTCTTGTGTTTGCTAATGTGTTGTATGAATCGTTAAATGAAAATGAATATGGTTTTGTAATAGGTGATTCTGTTTCTGTATCAGGTGGTCCAAAGTTAGGATTAAATGCTGATAGTAAATCAATAAAGGCAACAAATGGTCGATTACGTGTATTGTCGCCACTTTCTCTATACAAACTTTCTAATGTTCTAAAATGAAAACCACGATTGTTCTCATAAAACATATAATGTGGTGTTTTAAAATTAACTGGCTCAGACATGTATTGTAACATTCTTACACCATCTATAGGTCTTACATTAGGAAAAGTGTAGGTGTAATTACCAAGTGTTGGATCAATGAATAAGTCTTTTTTTGAATTAAGTAAATCCTTATCACCTTTTACTAAGGTGTTTACCATTTCAGCGTATGAACCTGAAATTGATTTAGATACTCGCAATCTCTCATTTCGTACTGATTCAATAGAAGTAAAGAACAAAGCAATTGCTTGTACGTTTTGTGAGGTCTTTACTGAACGTTTTTCATATACTTGAAATCTATGATTGGTAGCATTTATTTCTTCATCACCATCAGCTTCAATAGGCGTTCTCATTTTAAATTCTAAAAACTCATTACCTATAATTGGCAATCTATTTGTTGCACCGATTGTGTCAAAAAATAATATGTTACCTGATAAAAATGCTGAATCAATATCTTGGTAAATATTTACAACAGCAGTTAGGCCTGTAATTTCTAATTGAGCACCACCATAACTATATAAGACTATTTCTGATGATCGAAAGTCGCCTGGATATCTATAGAAGAAATCATCATATTTTGGATTGCCTTTTTCAGACATATTATGCTCCTATCAAAGTTCTAAATTCTTCCATAATTAAATCTAAAAATTCAGACTTTATTAATTTAATTCTTCCTTTGTCTTGTTGAAGTCTTAACTCATAATCATAATTTGTAACGGCTGTAGCACCTGCGACTGTGCTGTTAACCTGTATTTTGTGTGAGTTGTCAAATGATGTTGTTGAACCACTATCTTGTGTAACCTCATAATGATGAACACCGTTTATATTGGTATACTTGTCGTTTACATAGGTTTCAAATTGTTCTTGTGATAATGGCCAATCATAAAATCTGTCTTTGATATTATTAAACAATAAAATAATCCAATAGTATTTTTGATCACCATAGTATTGCTCTGCTACCGACTCTGGTGTTTCTTCGCCTGTAATATTGTATAAATCAAATAGAGCCGCACTCTCTCTTAAACCTTCTTTTATTTGAACACGTCTTAAAAGATTAGTAACTAACTTATAGTTACCGTTACCTACAGCATCATAGTAGATTTTAGGAAATTGATTAAAATAAGATGGCATTAATTACTACCTCCTATATCAGATAAATCATTTGAGGCACTTCTACGTAATTCATTATAACGATTTCTCTCCATTAACTCCAGTTCTCTAAATGTTAGTGTTGCGTCTATTGACACAGGATCACCTGAAGCATGAGTTGAAAACTTATCACTACCATAATCAATATCGACACCCGTACATGCACATAATCCTATCTGATCAAGGTATGGATTTATTTTTGTACCTTTCATAAATCTGATTACAAATTCATGTGGTACTTTATAAGCAGCAATACTACTGCCTGATCCATATCTTTGTGGTAATGTGGCATCTTTTATTACGTGTAACATATTATTTACAACATCAGATTCTTTTTTACTTCTTGGTGTAAATTTAAATGTAAAACTAAAACTACGATAATCTATACCATTAAATATCATTTCTGTCATGGCTGCTGGTGCAATACCAGTTCTACGTTGTAGAGCAGCACCTATTCCACCACCAAGACCACCTGTTGCAAAGGAACTTAATCCTGTGAGTAACTTACTTGCTTGAGCACTAACAGCACCTAAGTCTGAACCAAAGAAGTTTCCAGAGTTAGTTGCGTCTTTAAGTTTAGCAAGAGCACCTAATCCTGCACCTATTTCTTCAGAACCGTAGTCGGCTGCTAAATTAAATTTTAAAGTTTGTGGCATATAAACAGCAATACTATTTTTTACTACCCTGGATGAACCTTTACCTGTCGGTATACCTAATATACCTGATGTTGAACCTTCACTAAAAAATCTATTTGCTCCATACACTATTTGATTTAAGTTATCAGCTCTCTTTGTAAGTTGTGTATTGCCTACTGCTGAACTACTACCACCTTCGCCGCCTGTTCGTTCTATAATGTCAAAAAGTATATAATGTTCTTGGTCTTTTACATCTAAAGGATAAACAAAAAACTTGTTACTATCTGATGTGTGAGGTGATGAATAATCAGCGTTTGTAGGATTGTAATTTATAACTCCCTTTTTACTTGCAACGGTACTAAAATTAGGTATAGTAGGCCCTCGTAATACTGATGATTTTTTCTTTAATCCATTAATTACTGATGTTATTGCTTTAAAAGGTTGAAATGCCATATAACTATTTATCCTATATTACTCAATGATTTTGCAAGATCATTTGGATTTTGAGTACCTATTGTTGTTGATCCATATTCTGTTTTATTTTGTGTATTTGAATTGTCATTTACTTGTTGATTTACCACAATAGGTGAACCAGTATCAACTGCTGTAGTTGATCTATCAACACCTGATGATGTAATTTGATTTGCATTATCTAGTTTAGTTTCTGTTGTGTTTGATACAGAGCTTAAATCTGTTGATGTTGTAGTAGTAACAACATCACCCTCATTTGTAGTACTACCTTTTGATAAAACTTGTATAATTCTTTCTACCTCGTCATCTTTAATTTTACCTGACCACCAACTTGTTATTCTATTGCCTACATCAGCCTCTTCTTTTGCCTTTGTATATTGATCCAGTGTTACAGTTTCAGGTAAATCACCTCTTTTAATTAATTTATTTCTTTCATCTTTATTGATAGCAATTTGTCTATCTGCATTTTCTCTATCTATATCTTCCTGTAATACACCTTCATTATTAGCTGAAGATGATAGGTCCATACTTTTCTGTTTCATATCTTCAAGTTCTTCAGGACCTTGTGGTCTGTTTAAAAATGCTAAAAAGGCTGGTAAAGCAAATACGGATGTTAAAAGACCTGCAAACGTAGCAATTGAACCACCAAAGGCTGCAAGTGTTGTGCCTAAACCTGCAAGTTTTACACCTTTAATAAATTTTACAAACTTTTGAATACCTAATGTTGCTAATATACCTTCAGCAAGACCACCTTCACCATCAAGTAATCCGCCTTTATCTTTTTTCTTACCACCAAGTAACTCATTTGTCAATTCACTTTCTATTAATATTTTTTCTAATATTTCACTTGTGGTTTCAAACTGTGTATCAGACTCTCTTTCTTCTTCTACTCTTTGTTCTTTATTTGAAAACAAATCAGGTTTAGAATCTATACCCATTATACCAGCAGTAACTTGTTTGGCAGTTGTTTCTGTTTGTTGTAATTCACTAGGTGTTTCTAACACACCCGCATCACCTTCTTTTCTACCTAATCTTGCCTCTCGTTTTCTTAAACCTCTTTTTATTCTCAATGCTTCTGACTCACCTTCTTCTTCAGCACGTATTGCTCTTTCAATTCTTTTACCTATGATCGGTATTCTTGTAACACCTAACCTGGCGGCCAATTTTAATGGTTTTAATTCTTTCTTTAAATCTCTAAATGCAAATTTTAGTCTTGTAGAAACGCCTAAAACTTCACCAAGTCTTTTATTTGTTTCACCTACAGTTGCTTTGATAAAAGCAATCTCTTGTTTGTTTAAAACACCTAAACCTTCAAACTCTTGTATTTTCTTTTCCGTAGAGTTTTGTAATTGTAAAGCCTCATCATATTCCATACCTTTGATGCTATCAAGGTCACCAATAGTGTAGTTATCAACAAAGTTAATAACCTCTTGTCTTATATTTGCCTTGTCTAGTTTATCTTGGTTTTGATAACCTGCCTTTTTAGATACTGTATCAATATATTCTTGTAATGAATCTGATATAGCAAACTTCTCGTCATCCTCCATCTTTTTTTGACGTTCAAGGATAACTTTGAAATTAGGTCTAGGTTTTTTAAACTTTACTTTTTCTTCAGCCATTGTTTATTATTTTTTTGTTTCTATCTTACTAGGTTTACCATTTACATACAAACCAAACCAAGCTGCACCAGCACCAACAACTACAGATACAAAACCTGCCTGTGCGTTGTTTGGTTCAGGTAGTGCCATAAACCATTGCATAGTCATATAGAAAGCATATCCATATAACAACATGAATACTCTTGGTATTAATCTCCAGTTTGACATAAACTGTGGTACTTCATCTCTTAAAAATACCCACACGTTTTTAATTATATTTTTTCCTGTTTCTAACATTATGTTCTCCCTCTTTGTTTTTCTCTTATTTTCTCATTTTCTTCCTTTATATGTTGCATAAGCATTTCAACATATATTTCCCTCTCCCACGGTAACATTTCTTCTAATTCACTTAACGAATATTTATGGTATTGCATTAAAGCAAAATTCGTTCTATAATAACTTTCAAGCGACTCGTGTAAGAGGGTTACTGAAAAAAATCAGAAGCCCCTTGTAATAATAATGTAAACTCTTTACCTGATTTAGGATTATTGTATTTGATCAAATGCGATACAATTGGTAAACTTTCAAAGTATTTTCTTATCATACCAAACTGTTTTGTTGTTAAATGTTCAACAAACTCATCCAGTTCTTCTTTTGATAAGTCATTAGCTTCAAAAACTTCCTCACCATTGTAAATTTGAGCAATACAATCTCTCACTAAATTATATGACAAATCTAATAAAGTCTTTTTATTAGATATGTGATTGATAGTAGGCACTTTCATAATTACACCATAACCTGGTTCAAATTCAACTTTTGTTTCAAACTTTTTATTTAAATCAGGTTTTACATCTTCTATCTTTAATTGATAGTCAACTGTTACTGTATCGTCATCTGGACACTTTAGTTTCATCTCTATTGTTTCACCAACAGATTTACCTCTTATATTTAACCAAAGATATTCAAAATCATATACAGGCAACTTTGTTACATCTATCTTCGATAGTGTACAATTTTGAACAACCTTAATTAAAGCATTGTTCATCTCACCCTCATCTCTACTTTCAACAGCCATCAATAATATTTTTTCTTCTTTAATCAAAAACGGCCTATACTTAATATTGACATTGTTTGATAAAGTCAAATCATATTCAGGCACTCTCAAAAATGATAAACTCATTATTTACTCCTTTATTAATAAAATATATCTCGTATAATTTTAGGGTCTGGAAGACCTTTCGGGAATACACGACCACCCGTAACTCTGCCTATAGGCAAATTCTTTTTAATCGTTTCATACACTTGACGACCTGCTCTACCTATTTCATTACCAATACCAAAAGGTAAGTTGTCTAATAAATTACCTTGTATCGCTGTTGTATTAGTTCTATATTCAAGTCTGTTTAGGGTATTAAATTCTTCAGTATTGTCTTTTGCTAAAAAGTTCCATGCTGTTGTAGCATAATTTCTGTATGTAAATGTAACACTTGTTTTAACAATTTGATTTACTGCGTCATAACTTAACGGTGTAGCTGCGATAGTCTTAGGCCAAACTTCATACATCTGTACTTGATATGATGAGAATCCTGAAGTATCACCTAAACTTTTTCTTATTTCTTGTCTATCTCTACCTGGATCACCACTTGGTTTATAGTTAGATAATGCTGCCATAAACGTCTTTGTTAATGGTGTAATCGTAATCATGCATGGTGTAGCATAGTCATCATAGTAACCCACATTGTGACTAATAGGATCCACAATTGAGTTTTGCCACGCCTCGAAAAACAATCTTTCTTCATAATTTATACTTGTATAAAATTCTAATGTTACTTCATCATATTGAACATTTTTCGCTATTGCTCTTTTAGGACCGTAATATGTTTCGTTAACATCATCTGTAATAGTTTTGCCTGGAATAGAAACATTTGAACAAAATATATCCATTCTTAATTGTAAATTTGTTTTTATAGCATTTGAAAGTTTAGCACTTTTATCAAGTCTTGCTGCTTGATTTTTTGATTGCGTGTCGTTGTAAACAGCTGTATCTCCCAATACATTTCCTTTAGGACCATCTACTGTAACTAGAAACTGTGTTGGTCTAGCAAATCCACCTGCTTGTGTAATACCTGATCTAAACACATTATAAACTGAATTATAATTAGATGTAGCATTGTTTGCTGATATTCTATTGTTAGTTTCTCTTACACTGAATTGTGGTTTAGAAGGTGGTATACCTAAACGTATATCTAAATCACCTATCTTTTTACCGACACTAATTAATGACATTAAATAAATCTCCTACTGTCTGAATAAACTTGTGCTTCACTTGCTTTTTTAAATCTTTGTA